AGTCTTTCCAGTAGAAGACTCTCCAGCAATAGCAGTAATCTTATTCCCAGATACACCACCAAATATGCTACCTGAAACCAGTGCATTAAAAATGTATGAACCCGTATCAACATAAGTTTCTGTTTCGTCAATATCTGATGCTAACTTTGTATAGTCGTCACCTATTTCTTTTACAATATCTTTAAGGAAGTCCATTACGCAAAAAATGAATCAAGGTTTACAGTTTTTTCTACACTCCACCCAATGGTATCAAGAATAATTTTGAGTGGTTCTAGAAATGCTTTCTCAAATTGTAGTTCATAATCTATGTATTTGTCAAGATTGAGTTCCTTCGGAAACTCCTGAATGAATGAGATTACATTTTCGTGAATGATATTTGGTTTTTTGAGGTAAACAAATTTAATCTTTTCTCCATTTTGAATCAAAGAATATTTGTTTGTAAGTTTATTCTTTTTAATATAAAAATTAAACAAAAGTGCTCCACGAACGTGAATAGGAGTTCCTTTAATATAAACATCTGAAGAAGATGAATATTTCTGAACGTCAGAAGCAGATCGTGGAAAGGCAATTTGTTCTGGAGAAAGTTTCTTAAACTCTTGTTTAGACTTTTCAATGAAGTTAATTATATCATCTTCAGAACCACTCATCATAATGTTGAATGATTCTTTCAGCATCTTACGACAAGGTGCTGGAGTAGAAGATTTAATTGCCTCAATACCTTTGATTTTGAGTTTGGGTTCTTCATATCGAACACCCTCACTATCCCAAACACTGAGAATATAACGCTTCTTAGCGGTCCAAATTCCACGTTCAGCGACACACTCACGCTTCATATACATCTTTTGTTCATATGCATTCACATAGTCGGCCAATTCTTGGTAAGAACTCTCAATATATTTTTCAAATTCCACCTGACACACCTTATCAAGGAAAGACACAACGTTTTCAGTAGTTTTCTCTCTTCCTTTGAATACATTTTCAACCAAAGGACCCATATTGATATACAAAGAATCGGTATCAGAAGCAATAACATAATCACTATCTCCAGTTTTTAAAATCTTGTTTAGATAAGAATTAACCTTATTCATAATCCACTGAATCGAAACTTGACCAGACAGTGTAATTGCTTCAGCATTTGCAAGTTTGTAATAACGAAAATACTGATTACCAATCGCACCATAAGCAGAGTTCAGTTGGATTTTACGTGCCATCTGAATGTTGTTGCAGCGAGCAATCTCTTTAATCAACTCTTTATTTTTTGTCTTTTCATATTCTTGTTCAGCGGCAAGCATCTTTTTCTTAAAGATGACACGTTCATTGTAAATCTTCTCCATTAGTTCAGGAAGAAATCCACGAACGTCTTTACGGAACATCGCTCCGTTAGCACACACTGCATAATCTTTGTATAACTCAAAACTGAGACTTTGATTCAGAATCTTATCTACATTCACAGTAGGATGTCTCTCCTCCAAAAGAGTTTCTGGTGAGATATTATACATCATAATTAAATGCGGATACAGTGAATTGAGGTCAAAACTCACAACCCAATCATACATTCCAGGAATAGGTTCTTTTACATAAGCACCAGCGTACTTCTCATCTTTCTGATTTTTATTCTTTGGAGGAATAACAATGTCTCTTTTCTTGAGATACGTGTAGATAATATTATCCCACATGCGAACTTGATAAAATACATCGGCATAATTTACCTTAGCGTCATATGCCATAGTAAGTGCCAACTCAATGAGTTTCATCTTGTCTTCTAAACGATCAACAAGTTCTACGTCAATAATGTTGTATTCAATAAACTTTTGCCAACCCTTTGTATAGAAATCCTTAAAGGTATCATACTCAGAGTGATCCAGTTTTTTCTGACCAAGTTCTACTTCAGCAATATAATCTAGACGATAAGATTCCTGTGCCTTATAAGTAAATTTCTTATAAAGATCAAGATAATCAAGTTGAGTTAACCCACCAACATCAAATACGGTATGCTTACGACCATTGACGAATACTTCACCTTCGGTAACAAGACCCCAGTTAGAAAATCGCTTCATCAGTTTTTCACCAAGAACACGATTTAAACGCTTACAGATATAAGGAACGTCATACATCTGAATGTTCCAACCAGTAATCACATCAGGGACATTAAACATCCAATAGTTAATGAAGTGATTTAGAAGTTCATACTCTGAAGGACAATAATGATATGTGAGGTCTTTACGATTATGATTAAATGGTTTAACTCCCCAAGTGATAATTTTTTTAGTTGTATAATCTTGAATAGAGATGGAGAGAATTTCTTCCGATGCTGATTCCACATCAGGGAATCCTCCTTCAGAAGCAACCTCAATGTCCAAAGTCACCAGTTTGATTTTACTGATATCAAACTTGATTTCATCTTCAGGATAGTTTTCAGAAATGTATTGATAGATATATCGATCATTTCCATAGATCTCAAATCCGTCAACACTCTCATACTTTTTATAAAACTCACGACAATCTTTAATTGTACCTGGTTTTATTGGTTCTACAGATTCTCCACTTAATGTTCTATACTTGGATTCCTTTTTAGTTTTTACGAAGAGAGTGGGATAAAACTCATCTCTGTTCTCAAATCTTTTTCCATTCTCAACTCCACGAACTAAAATTTGATTTCCAATCAACTGAACATTAGTATAAAATCTCATTCTTTAATAAGGTCCTGATATTTTTCAAGTAGTGTAGGTGTTGGATCTGCAAGGGTAAGAATCTTGTCAGAACTCATCATAAATGTATTTTGTTTCGTATACCCAGACAAGAAAGGTTCAAGAACTTTTTGTAAATTTGAAATTTCATTGTCCTTTACAAGGAATGGATCAATTAATTTACAATCAGGTTCTCCAATATCAGCACCAACTTCATCAATTTGACTGATTAGAATCTGTTTGTTCATCAGTACTATTATTTTGATTATCTTTTCCATAATTAATTACATCTTCAGTGTACATTTGCGTTAACTTGTCAGTTGGAGTAACCATAGTTACTACCCAATCAGCAGAAACTGGAATTGTTTTATCCTTTGATAATGGCATCCAAGGGAAAAGAGAAACTTTAAATGGTGCAGTGTTTAATTTTGATTTTTCGTCAAAAAGATTTGCCGGAGAAGACATTTTCACAACACAAGGCTTGTTTAAAAAATATCCGATTACTCTTCGGGTCTCTTCCGTTTCCCCAACTACCATTTCTTTTACATCTGCAATAATATCTTCACCAGATTTTAAAAGCAAAAGTCTTACTGTCATTTTTACTCCATACCTCTAAGTATTATAGCAACAAAAAAAGGAGGAGTCAAGTTTCTCCTCGTTTTTTTGCTTCTCTCAATTTTGCCTTCTCACTCATTTTTCTTTTCGTCTCCTCACTCATTTGTTTTTTTGCGTCACTCATTCTTCTTTTTGTCTCTTCACTTAATTTTTTACCCCTATGAGATTTACTTATTTTATTTTTTGTATCCTCTGTTAATTTTCTTCCGGTCCACAATTTTGATAATTTTTGTTTTACTTCTTCTTTACAAGGGCGACCTTTTGAAGATTCTCCAATTTTTTTCTTTGTTTCTTCACTGTGTCTTCTCAATCTCATCATAGATTTAGTTTCTTCCGAGTGCTGTATAAATCCAGAGGGTTGACATCCACCACTATGCATATTTTCCAATATACCAGTTCCTTGACTTTTTCTACCAAGAATTTCGATTAAATAAATTTCGTGCTTAAATGCATCTTCCTCCGTAAGATTGTTCTTCAAAATTACTATTCTTTCATTTGGTGGCATCAAAACAGAGTGATTTTTGTCCCAAGCTCTTTTGCCTTTTCCTTTACCAATATAATAAGGAATATTATTTTCATCAAAATAAGCATATGTATAGTATCCCATTTAATCACTCTTACTCTTTATTGGTATTTATAAAAAAGGAGGAGTCAACCTGGTTTTGCCAGGTGCTCCTCGCGCCGACGATAGTTCAATTATTATTTATTCTCCTCCGTCTCCTCCACCACCATCACCAGAATCTCCATTTCCTCCAGCACTTGAGCGACTTCTCACAGGAACTGCTTTTCCTTTTGGAATTTGTTTTTGTTTTCCTTGGGAATATACAGTGTGTGGAACTGCTCCTTTATATGCGATTGATTTGAACTCATCAAACGATTTCATATGTTTTTTTCTTTTGATGTTCTGGAATAACTCTATTTAGTTTAATGGTGAGTAATCCATCAACAAAAGAAACATCGCCAACAACTACATCATCAGATAATGTCCAAGTACGAGTAAATGCTCTCTTTGCAAGTCCGTGATGAACATATTCATCAACAGAGTCATCTACTTTCTTTGCTTCTACAAAAAGTTTATTCCATTCAGAAGATACTTCAATATCTTCTCTCTTATAACCAGCAAGTGCGATTTCTAGTCTAAAGTTTGTGCTGCTCTCTTTAACTAGATTGTATGGAGGATAGTTTGCTGAAGATTCGTGCAGTGTTCCAAAACGATGTAACCATTCATCTCCACCAATAAAATGCTTTTCTACATCATTTAGAAATTTTTCAATATTTCCAGTATTATACTTTGCAAGTGTTGTGTACATTTTTAGTTCTCCTTTGAAAGCGAGTTTTGTTTGACATTACGGATCCTAAGACTCCGCTTTAGCGTATGAGTGGAATCTCCATCTCATCAATATTAATTATACAAGAAGCAATAAAAAAGGGAGTAGTGAACTCCCTAAAAAATTATTCGGTTTCTTCTGTCTTCCTTTTTTTGGATCCAATATTATATTTTGTCTCTAAAATCCATTCATCTTTGTCTTTATAAGACAAGACTTTAATTTGATTTAGAGGGGCAATGTCTTGAATCTTATTAACGTCAACAATCGTGATTAGTCCCCAATCGGCAAGAAGTTGAGCAATACGATTACGACGTTGAATATCATTTACTGTTAAATTAGCATGTTTTCCATCAAGTGCAAAGAGTTCTTTAAAGTGCACCAGATAATATCTACCTTGCTTATGAAGAATATG